ATTCCTGCAGATTGAAATGATTCATCCATCTACTTGGAATCCTGCATGGACCCGCGTCTTTCTAAACGGTGACATTGCAGGTTCAATCGTTGCGGATACGAACTCGGTGTTTCAGAGCCTATTAACTGCACGCAGAACCGGAAAGATTGATCCGCTTATTTCAATTGCATGGAATCGCGAGAAGAACGAGATGGCGTTGTGGTGTGACGGTGGACGGCCCTGCAGACCGTTGTATCGCCCTGGTATCACACCCGCCGATGTTCTCAAGCTGAATTCATGGGACTCTCTTCGGTCAAACTTATTCGATATGCTCGACGCAGAAGAGTGCGATACTCTAAAAATTGAAATGAACAGTTTCCACCCGACAAATCCGTCCGAACTACACGGATATTTCATGCTCTCGCCACTTACAGCATTGATTCCGTTCAGCGACCACAATCCGAGCCCGCGTAACTGCTTCAATACATCCCAGGTTCGCCAAACAGCTTCATGGTTCCATACGAACTTTGCAAAGAGATTCGATACGATTACGCTTCTGCTAAATAGCCCTCAGCGTCCTATTGCAGAGACATGGGGATACACGCGATACATGGGCCGAGGAGGATGCATGCCATATGGAGAAAACATAACAGTTGCAATTGCAGTCTATACCGGATACAATCAGGAGGACTCTGTTCTCATTAACGGCTCAGCAATGCGACGTGGATTGTTTAACACAACCTACTATCACTCCTACAACATAACGGAAGAAATCTTAGACCAAGCTGCAGGAACACATACGATCTTTGCAGATATTGCAGGTGATCCTAAATATGCAGATGTCAAGCGTCAGGACAATAAGGATTACTCTAAGCTAGATGCTACTGGAATCATTCGGTTAGGAGAAGAAGTGACAGAAGAGACTATCTTGGTTGGAATACTGTCTCCGCAAATGAATGCACAAGGATTTGTCAAGGGATATTCAGATTCATCTGAATCACCAAAGCGTGGACAGCGTGGCCGCGTAGATGGAATTCAAGTATTCACAACTGAAGTTGTAAGTCAAATGGGCGGAGGTGGTGGAGAACAAAAGACGTTTATCGTACAGGGAGTTAAGATCCGTATTGCAGAGGCTCGGCAACCTACATTGGGTGACAAGTTCGGAAGCCGTCACGGCCAGAAGGGAACATGTGGACTCATTCTTCAGGAGTCAGATATGCCATTCAGTGCACGCGGAATCCGTCCGGATCTAGTCATGAATCCCCACGCCATTCCGTCACGTATGACGATTGGACAATTTCTAGAATCCACATCTGGAAAGATCGGAACAACATTGGGATGTTTAGTCGATGGAACTCCATTCACATCCTCGGTGCAATTATCGGATTACAGAGATACACTTGTAAAGCTTGGTTTAGAGCCGTATGGCAATGAAACCCTCTACAACGGAATGACAGGCGAAATGATCGAAACCGAGATATTCATGGGACCCACGTACTATCTTTGCATGAAGCACATGGTGGAGGATAAGATTAATTACAGAGATACAGGTGGCAAGACATTGCTGACGCACCAGCCTCTCGAAGGCCGATCTGCAGGCGGTGGTTTACGAATTGGAGAAATGGAGCGTGACGCATTAATTGGCCACGGTGCTGCATCCTTCATCGAAGAGTCCTTTATGAAACGCTCGGATGAACATGAAGTTATTTTCCAGAAAGAAGACGGTGTTTTGGATTCAAAGCAGGAGGCGAATGTAGATACTACTATTTTGCGTATGCCGTATGCAATGTCATTAATGGTTCACGAGTTGGAAGCAATGCATATAAGTACAAAATTGGTTACGATGGCCTAAATCACGGAGCACTATGACATATACACATAAGTTGCGGTAAAATAGTATGTCATCAGATACAGGAATGCACGTAGTAAAGAGGAGCGGATCCCGTGAGGAGGTCTCGTTTGACAAGATTCTTAAGCGTATTCAGGACCTTTCAAAGGGACTCGACCATGTCAATCCGACTGCTGTTGCTCAGAAGGTATGCTCGCAGCTCCAGGACAACATGAATACGTCACAACTCGATGAGTTTGCAGCAGAGACTGCGGCGTCCATGTCAGCTCGCAATCACCCTAATTATGGCCTTCTTGCAGCCCGAATTGTAATCGATAATCATCAGAAGAATACGCCTGATCGTTTGATCGATTCTGCACAAGTTTTGTTTGATGAGGGTGTAATCGCAGAGTCATATTACTGCGTTGCTCAGGATCTGGAGTTCGAGAAGATGATTGATTATTCTCGCGACTTCATGTTTGATTATTTCGGGTATAAGACTCTGGAGAAGGGGTATCTCCTCCGTCGTGCAGACGGACGCGTCTGGGAACGTCCTCAGCACATGTGGATGCGTGTGGCGATTCAACTTCATGCGAATAACATGCAGCGTGTAAAGGAGACGTACGATTCTCTCTCAGAAGGGTACTTCATTCACGCGACTCCTACATTGTTCAATTCGGGAACCAAACATCCGCAGTTGTCGAGCTGTTTCTTGCAGACGATGTCCGAAGATTCAATTAAGGGAATCTACAAGACTCTGGCTGACTGTGCACAGATCTCAAAGTGGGCAGGTGGAATCGGTCTGTCTGTTCACAATATCCGTGCTCGTGGTTCGAAGATCTACGGGACGAATGGAAAGTCTACAGGAATTGTGCCAATGCTGAAGGTCTTCAATGACACTGCAAAGTATGTGAATCAGGGAGGAAAGCGTAATGGTTCGTTTGCGATCTATCTCGAGCCCTGGCATGCAGATGTTGAAGATTTCCTCCGTCTCAAGTTGAATCAGGGCAATGAAGACGAGAGGGCCCGCGACCTATTCTATGCTCTTTGGATTCCTGATCTATTCATGAAGCGTGTAGAGGCTGGTGAAGAGTGGACTCTTATGTGCCCATCCGACTGTCCCGGACTTGCAGACGTTTGGGGGGATGAGTTCGAGAAGCTGTACACGTCCTATGAGATGCAGGGTAAGGGTCGGAAGAAGATCCCTGCACAGAAGCTATGGCAGATGGTGATGGATTCGCAGATCCAGACGGGTACGCCGTATCTTCTATACAAGGATGCTGCTAATTCAAAGAGCAATCAGCAGAATCTAGGTACAATCAAGTGTTCGAATCTGTGCACTGAAATCATCGAGTATTCGTCGCCCGAAGAGACTGCTGTCTGCAATCTGGGGTCGCTGTCACTCCCGAAGTTTGTTCGCGAGGATAAGACATTTGACTTCGAAAAGTTGAGGACATATACCTCAATCCTTGCTCGCAATCTAGATATTGTGATTGACAAGACGTTTTATCCCACGCCTGAGACACGTACTTCCAACATGAAGCACCGACCAATTGGAATTGGTATTCAGGGTCTTGCAGATGTATTCGCAAAGATGCGTATTGCATGGACATCCGATGAGGCTCGTGCACTGAATCGCGAGATCTTTGAGAATATATACTACGCTGCAGCTACTCAAAGTACGGTGACTGCAATTGTACAGGATGAATGGCGAGGTGTTGTGTTTTATGACAAAAGCAATTCATATTCATCCTTTAGTGGATCTCCGATGAGCCAGGGCAAGATGCAGTATACTCTATGGGGAGAGAAGCCCCGTTCGATGTACCTTGATTGGGACCGTCTACGTAAGATGTGCTCAACTGGAATGCGGAATTCTCTTCTAATTGCACCGATGCCAACGGCATCTACATCTCAGATTCTCGGAAATAACGAGTGCTTTGAACCGTTCACGAATAACGTGTATGTTCGCCACGTACTTGCAGGGGATTTTGTCGTCATCAATAAGTATCTCGTTGCTGATCTTCTAGAGCGTGGTCTCTGGACGCCTGAGATTCGGACAATGATTATTGCAAACAATGGAAGTATTCAATCAATGGGCGAGATTCCAGCCGATATACGCGAGCTGTATAAGACCGCCTGGGAGATCCCTCAAAAGACTCTGATTAACTTTGCTGCAGATCGTGCACCGTTTATCTGCCAATCACAGTCTCTCAATCTGTTCCTAACTGAACCCACATATGCAAAGATTTCGAGCATGCATTTCTACGCATGGCGACTCGGTCTGAAAACCGGATGCTATTATCTTCGTACGAAGGCTGTTGTCTCTGCACAGAAGTTTACGATTGAACCCAAGGCCGAACCAGATTGTTTGATGTGCAGCTCCTAGAGTCGCAGCTCCTAGACTCCAAAAACCAGTCTGCGTTTAAAGAATTTCTCAGTGAAAAAGTATAACATACGAATGTCTCTGCTACTCACTGAAGCTTCGCCCTACCCCTTTTCTGGAGGTGTTTCTGCCACGCTCTCAAAGGGCGGACGTCGTCGCCGTCACACTGCGAAGGGCGGTCGTCGTCACCGCCGCCGTCACACGATGAAGGCCGGTCGCCGCCACCGCCGTCGTCACACGGCCGGTCGTCGCCGCCGTCACCGTGGTGGTGAGCTGAAGCTCGAGGGTGGTCGCCGCCGCCGCCGTCACACGGCCGGTCGTCGCCGCCGTCACCGCGGAGGTGAGCCGGAGCTGATGGGTGGCCGCCGCCGCCGCCACACGGCGAAGGGTGGACGCAGACACCGCCGCCGCCACACGATGAAGATGTTTTATTAGAGAGTTGCTGCAATCTCTGATACAGCCTTGAACAAGTCATCCGAAAATCCAAAGTGACATCCATTTGCTTCCATTCCAGCCGGGGACTTTCTAGCCGATGTTGTGCGTGGATGAACTAAACTTACAATAATATCCTGCGGACCTAATTCTCTACACATATGTTCGCGACCGCGAATAAATGCGTTGCCCTCTGCAATCTTGACCGTATCGTCAAACTTTCCTGCTTCCCAGAATTTCCGAGTAAATGCAAGAGTTGCTTCAGAGACTCGTGCGGCCATCGGGAGTTTCAGCGGGGGCACGTTAATAAATGAAATGACCTTCTTGATATCGTAGCACGGGATTGTCGTACAGAAAACACACTGAACTGCGGGCGTCTTGAGCATAGATGCAACACGCATAATCACACTATTGTTTGGATAGACATCATCATCGTCCATGTTCACAAGAACGTCATGGGACGCAAGTTCAACCGCCCGATTCCTCTTCCATGCAATTGTCTTACCAGGATCGACCCATTCATACTTGACATTCTTTACACCCTTGAATATGAACTCGCACGAGATCTCGCTATCATCGACGATAACCCATTCGATTTTGTCATCGGGATACGCAAGGTGTAGAAAGCAGTCCCTTGCAAGACGCATGAATTCAATTCGATCACGTGTAGGTGTTAGAATCGAAACACATGGAAGATCTGCTTCAGCAGGAAGAGTATTCACGCGCTCAGGAAACACTAGTTGACCCAATCTATACTTCATCATCTCGATCCATGCAGTATGACGTGCCATATACTCATTCTTAACGGCTTCAGAATCTGATTGCTTCTTCTCTAACGGAAGCGACATATATGATGAAAGTCCAGCTAGAAAGGTCTCTTCGCTCCATGCACGGACTTGGATATGACATTCGGGATGTTGAGTTGTCCTTACCGATTCAACCCACGTCGCTGTTCTCGTGAGTTCTTCAAATGGTTGAATACGACCCAGTAGAAGATTGCATCCGTTAGATGATGCTTCATTCACTGCATGTCCAAATCCTTCTGCACCTGATAAGCAGATTGCAAGTCCACATTCACTTAGAAGTGAATCATATTCGACCTGCTTCAAAGTTGATGGATAGGTATGAATTAGACTGGCAACGTCCTCAGGAACAGTTAGATTCATGCGGGTTGAATCGTAGGGAATGTGCAGTTCGGGGAATCCAGTCCGATCAGATGAATGTGCATATGCATCCACGATCAATTGAGGGTGACGAAAGATGTTCTTTCCAACAAGAACGAAAGCCTTTGAATAGTCCTTGGTCACGGAACATTCCTTGCTAATACTCGACCAACCAATGTATACGATCGGTTTCGTTGTCAGCTTTGAAAAGATAGCTTCGGCTTCATGCGTCTTTACCCAGATTTCGTCCACCATTTCAAGATAGGGATCCCATGCAGTATATGTCCATTCTGGATTCGGAATCCAGATATTCTTGCTTGCAAAAGAGAAGAGTGCAGGATTGATCACTTCGAGGAATATGTTCATATCACATTCGGGGCCGACAGGCTGCTGGTGGGGCGTCCGTACGACTTTCAGCTCATCTCCATAGACAATTGCGAGTATACCGTGAATCAAATCGGCATCTTGCGAGAGGCCCGTTTGATTGCGATGATTTGTGATGATATTGACACGAGGCATTACTTGATACTCCGTCTTGTCGCACGAAAGTCAAACGAACGGGGTGCACGGCGAAGGGTCCTTGGCTTTTTAGGAAACGTTTTCCATGCAGAAAATGTGGGTTCATTCTTCAAGCAAAGACCGCGATCAAATGCCCAGACCAGCGGGGTTCGACACCATCTCCAGAATTCTTCGATTGATTCTATTTCCTCTACATCATCAAAGGATTCAATGAGATCGTCTGTCAGTTGGTCACATAGATCACGAAGATCTCCAAACCCATAGTTTTGATCAAGAAGGTCATCGCAGAGTGTTCCATAATCATTCTCTGCAGAACGAGTGAGTGGATCCCAAACAACACGCACGATGGGTCGGATTGTTTCCCAGCCACTATCGTACACAAACAGTTTATCGTTCGAGCGGATATAGATAGAGCCCTGGAACTTCTTCATTGTTCAGTTGTCTCCTTAGAAAAACCGTTTGAATTCCGCAGACTTTGTTCCGAACATATTCGCATTGACCGGATTTGCAATCGGGGCGGGAAAATTCTGCTGGTCCTGGCGATAGCGAATGTACATATTGATCTCACCAAGGATGTATGTAACAGAATATGCCATAACACGCTTATTTAGCTGTTCAATCTCTTCTCTCAGCTTTCCAGGTGAGTTCGTCGAGTACTGCAGGTAGTAGCTTCGCATGATTGTCTTGAGGTCATCCAGATTCTGCGGATCAATCACATGCTTCTTATCGCTTTCCATCCATACACGGTAACGGATCTCATCTTGCAGAAACTTAATGTTCGCATCGCTGAAGAACATAGTGTTCAGCGGAGTTTTATCGTGAATACGTATCAGTGATTGTGCAGCATACGGGACACGTCTAATAGACGGATCCTCTTGCTGGACTACAAACTGAGGGGCGAACCCATTCTGAATGTCGGGAACACGTCCCGTATTTTTAGGTGCGTCCGGAACAGCCGACTGCAGGTAATATTGCTCGAGTCCTGACATTTGTATTGAACTGAGAGAACTTACCTCGCCGGAACAGACGATAACGACGACGAGTCTGGAACAAGGGTCTTTATCTCAAATGCAAATGTTGCTTGCATATTGATGTTCATGATTGGAATCGACAAGTTTGAAAGATCTGTGAATTCATTTTCTTCGATAACGGCCGAGGCTGGAGTATCTCCATAAAACGTGAATGGATCATATGCAATGATAAACTGTGTATCGAAACACACCTGTGATATATTTGTGGTTATATCGATAGTATTTGCAAGAATAACTCCATCATTTGAAAGGAAATAGCCGAGAACGTTTGATCCAGTCTGAGTTTTTGCTCGTATGAAGTGTTCACGCAGAACGGAATTATGGAAGCGAATGCGATCCCCTGGCCGAAGCTCGTTTATATTGTATGCAGATGTAACGGCCAGAGGAGCAGTCTGTCTTGTCATTGTACATAAAAGTCTTGCGGCACCCACAGCAGCTATTGCATTGCTTCCGCCCGAAATATTGGTTACTATACTTCCCGCGTATTCGATCTTAGTAATCATGATGTCATCGATCTGAGAGTATACATTGCCAGTGTTATCTGTTAGTGTAATTTCGAAGTTTGGTAATGCGGCAAGAGGATGGGAGAATTGGAATTCCTCTGCAGACCAGGGATAGTAGTCCTGAAATTGAACACCTATCGTTTTATCTGGGTCCAGAACCGTTCTACGATCTTGTGCAAGAACTGAGAACGCACGACTGACCGGATCGTTTCCACCAAGATATTGACCTTGAAATTTGTTTACGTTAAGGAGCAAGTATGGTTCGGTCGAGAAGGATGTTAGCATATTCTGTATACCTGCACTCCCATTTGTATAGGATGGAAATAGAGCAGGATTAAAATTGAAGAAGCGACGATGAGGAAGAGTTGCACGTGCTAGACGAACTGAGACTACGTTTGAAATAGCATTGCACGTCGAAAAGTTTGATTGAACTGGTTTTGTATATAGATCATATCCAAGAAGACGACCAGGGCCTGCAAATGGGTTGTACGGCTTAAAGTCAAGACGAACTTCTCGATTCTCTCTGCCCCCGCTGATTGTAAATCCGGCAATATTGGGTTGATTGAGAACCTTATTTGAATTCTCAAATGCGATTGTTGGAATTGTCTTATTGTTCTCAAAAACAGGAAATTTTTCTATGAGTCTGTCACTGTTGTTGTTCGGAGTTCCAAATGCAAATGTGCAAGAGTATGCATTGTACTGCCGAATCCAATCACGATGACCGGTATCCAAAATAACTAAGACCTTCTTCTCCTTATGTTTCGGCGGTGCTTGAATCGCACGCTTATCTCCTCGACCTCCGCTGAAATGAGCTTCTTCGCCTTCTTCAAGTAAAAAGGGTGCATCTGCATCAGCAGGTTTGTGTTGAGTTTCTTGTTCATATTCTTTCTCCGGTTCGCCGATCAACGACTGTTTTGCAAATTCGACGCGAGGATCGAAATCGTATTCTTCCCGTGCATCTGTATCTGTTTCCACCAGAATGTTCTGGTATTCTAGAAGTGGATTCTTACTCATACCTTACTCTCTTTCCACATACGTAAATCCTGCTGCCAAAGAACTTCCGGCGTTGTCTGTTCCATTGAATAGAGCTGCTGACGAAGCTTCGCCAGATCAGTTTCGTGCTTTGTAATCGTCTCCGATGTAAAGGACGACACTGGCAACCTCATCAGATACTCGAACGAATCATCAATCTTAACAAAGTCGGTTTCTTTAAGGAGGACATCGCACTCTGCACGAGTCTTTCTGTGCAGATTCGGAAGCGGTCCAGGAACCTGCGTCTGCATCTTCACAAACCGAACGACATTCTCGTGGTAGGGCAACCGACTCTTGATATCTGCAATCTCAAACTCCCGACGCTTCACATAGAGTGCAAGCCGCTCACGGACATACTCCATCAGAATCTCATTCGGGCTCGCGTACTTCTGGATTACGCCCTCTGCATTGAACAGATGCATGTTCGACAGCTTGATCTTAACCTCCAGCCCAAGAGCCTTGATCATTGCCTCTGTGCTCATTTCCTCAACAAGAGTTACATCGAAATGTACATCCTGATCCGTCGACATATCCGTGAACTCCTTGATAACCTTCCCCTCCTCTTCAAGAACAGTGAGCATTGCCTTATACTCGGATGTCCATGTACCGATCGGCAACTCGCGAATCTTCACAACCTTCTTTGCGTAGGACCAGACACCCTGAACAATATAATCACCCTTTCCATCCGGAAGCACAGTTCCCTTGAACCCGCGAGTCCACGGAACGATCTTTGCAGTCTGAATGAGTGCGTCCATCTTCGTATCAAGCCATCCCTGGATGAGATCAACCAGCGTATCAGGATTGAACTGTGGAACGAAGGTCGAGAAGCCAGTTCCGATACCGCGAGCACCGTTGACTAGAATCATCGGAAGAATCGGAAGATAATGCACGGGCTCAACGGGCATGCCGTCATCATCGCGATACTCGAGGACTGGGAAGTCCTTTGCAGGAACCAAGCACTGCGTATGCGGACAGAGATACGTGTGGATATACCTCGGTGATGCCGAATCCTTACCGCCCTCCAGACGCGTACCAAACTGACCCTCAGGAACGAACCAATTGACATTGTTCGAACCCACGAACGTCTGAGACATACCGATAATCGTCTCGTTCAGCGATGCCTCGCCGTGGTGGTACCCCGTGTGCTCCGAGACATATCCTGCAAACTGTGCCACGCGGATTTCCGACGTCAGCTTTCGCTTGAACGCCGCGTACAGGATCTTACGCTGCGATGTCTTGAGCCCGTCCATTGCACTTGGAATTGACCGCTCCAGATTGTAGTACGAGAAGTGGATAAGATCCTTGTGAATGAACTCGTCGTACGAGAGCTTCTTATCTGCACGCGGCACGATGATCGTTGCAGGATCATGCTGCAGAAGCCACTCCTTGCGATCGTTTGCCCGCGACTTGTTGAACGCGAGATCAATCGCCTGATCCGACTCACCGGAATACTCGAACTTGACAACGTTCGGATCCTTGAAGTACTCCTGTGCCTCTGCACGCGTCGACGTGCCCAATCCCTTGTAATACTTCACCTTCCAGCCCTTGGAAGCATCCGTCTTCCGCCACTGCTCGTACTCATACTGAGTATAGAACGTCTGCGTCTTTGCTGCCTTTGATGCCTTTACGATCGGAGTTGACATGAATGTAATGAACCCCGGAACCTTGATCAACTCGTGCCAAAGCTCGTGAAACAGGTTGACGAGTAGGCCACGAATGTGCGATCCATCGAAATCCTGATCGGTCATGATCAGGATTGATCCATATCGCAGAGATGCAAGATCCAGATACTTCTTTCCAGACTCGAGACCAAGAATCTTCTTCAACTCCGCAATCTCCTTGGCCAGCTCGACCTTGGATGAAGACGTATCCTTAACGTTTAGTAGCTTGCCCCGCAGCGGGAACACGCCGAAGGTTTTACGCTGATCCTGGCTGAGCCCGCTGAGCGCCATAGCCTTTGCAGAATCTCCCTCGGTGAGGATGAGGGTACAACTTGCAGACTTTGCTGTACCGGCTGCAGCAGCGTCTTCAAGCTTTGGGATGCCCGTGATCTTTGTCTGTTTGCGTCCATCACTCTTCTTATTCTCCTTACCATCCTTTTCCTTCTGAACCTCAATCAGCGTCTCCACCAGCTTCAACTTGCTCTGAATCTTCTTCAATGTATCCTCACTGAGCTTGAACGAGGATCCAAATGCAGCAGCCTTTGTCGTCAGAGTTTCCTTCGTCTGGCTCGTAAACGAGGGATTCTCAACCATGCAGGTAACGAACACGGCCAGATTCTCACGAACCAGGCCCGGCTTGACCTTGATCTTCTTCTTTGTATCCAGATACTCAACGATATGGTTCACAACCTGCGTCGTGATTCCATCCACGTGAGTTCCGTTCTTAGATGTCCAAACGCCATTTACGAACGACATTGCAAAGAACTTGTCCGTTGGCGAATCTGAGATGGCGATCTTCCAGCGGTCGTTCGGCTCCTCGTAGACGACCGTCTCGCATCCATACGCCTTTGCGTACTCCGTCAGGTTCTTGCACTTGATCAGAGTCTCGTTGAAGGTAACCTTGACATCCTTGCCCAATGTCATGGCCAGATCCCATACGCGACGCTCAATCAGCTGCTGCATCGGCTTAGGGATGTTCGTGTATCCAAACCGTGCAAAGTCCGGAGTCCATTCGACCTGCACAAACGACTTCTGCTTGCACATCTTGATAACGGGCGGCTCAATAACGGTCATGTTGTTGCGGAATGTCTGCGTGTACTTGAGAAGACGAACAGAATCCAGAACAGTTACAGTCATTTGCGATGCAAAGATGTTCACTAGCTTGACTCCGTAGCCGTTCTTTCCACCAACAAGCTTCTTCTCATCCTTGTCGTAGTTCGTGGATGTAAGAAGCTCGCTAAAGATCATCTGCGGAACCCAGACCTTGTGCTGCGGATGCTCGACAACGTCAATTGCCTCGCCGTCGTTGCGGATCGTGAATGATGTGTCCGTGCACGAGATGTCGACATGCTTGACGGGGTTCTCCGACTTCTTCTGCAGAAGACGAATGACGTGGTCATGTGCATTTACCAGAAGTTCGTCAATCAGCTTGTAGAAACCGGGATTGATGGGGATCGTGATGGGCTCAAACGAATCGCCATTCCGAAGAAATACCTCGTCAGCTGCAGTCTCAATGCTGCCGACGTAGGTATCCGGAAGAGCGAGAACGTGCTCGCGGTGGGTGTGCTTGCGGTATGTATCTGCAACCGACATGATGTGTACTGGGGAGGGGTACAGGGGGTGAAATAGATCCGTTTTGAACTCACTTAACTGAAAATGGATCCAATCTCTATTCTCAACGGATAGAGAGTACACGATGGCCGAATCCACTACTACCGACGAGCAGACGCTCTTGACCAAGACTCAACTTCGACAGGAGGTCATCAAGCTGGAACGCCGCACTGCATATAAGTCTTGTTGGAAGAGGTTTGTAAACAACAGAAACGTTGTCGAGAATGTCTTTGCAATTCTAGAGGACTGCTACACATCACTCCGCCTCAAGGATTCTAATCCGGAAGGATGGAAGGCTGCAAGGGCTCTGGGTGGACGAGATACGTTCAAGTGGCAAGAGTTCAAACTCCGTGTTATCGCCTACTTGTATAACAAGGGCTCTTTCGGATACGAAGCTGCGGAGGAAGGCTACGACGATTTCGAGGATACTGCAGGCGGATGTGACGAGATTGCCTGGGACGCCGCATGCTTCTTGCTCGAACATCCAGAGTGGACTCTACCTGAGCTTCGGCCAGAACACTAACGGATCTCAAAAAAATGGATCCGTTATAAGATTATTAACCGTTGAGTAATGCGGCCTTCATCATCCATCATGTCTTCCTCTACCGTCACCAACAACAGCGTCTGCGGCGGAGGCGGATCTTCATCTTCAATCAAGCAGGACTGTTGCCCCGAGTGTGGGGACACAGGCCCGACCATGCTCGGAATGGATCACTGCCTCCCGTGTTGGGAGAAGATCCAGGAGGCCTGCATAAACTGGTGTCGCAGTTGTGAGGATTATATTGAGCAAGGCCCGACCCTTTGCCGCCGATGCACAACTGCTTTTAGCAAGCAACCATCATGGAAGACACTAGAAGAGCTACGCGAGATGATCAAGGAGATCGAGACCAAGATCGAGTATACGCGGGGGCTAACTGCGAGCCAGCGTGCAGTCTGGGCCAGAATTCTGCGCCGCCGCCGCTACGAGTTGGCAGAGAACGAGAAGGATATGTGGGCCAGCTACGACCAAGATGATCTGAACAAGATGGATCTCGCCAACCGCCGGGGCTGGTAAAGTATCCGTTAGTCAAAAAAAACTTTTTACATTTTCCGGCCAACGGATATCTTGACCAACGGATCTCAAAAATGGATCCATTCAGATATTCTTGGCAGTTGGGAAGTGTGCGGGCCCCTAACGACTACTTTCTCTACTACAAGCAACATGTCGTCTCCTTCCACCCTCGCTGCACCCTTCTTCATCCGCATCCCGTCCAACGTCTCCATGGCGGCCGGCGACTGCATCTCGTGCGGCGACCGCGGCGCCCTCCTCACGATCAACGGATTCTGTGACGACTGTGCAGACGTTGAAGAAGAAGCCGTTGGTGATGTGATCTGCCCACAATGCCACAAGTTCTTCACGCTCGAGAATGGCTGCACGCATTCCGAGCACAGGCGGATTCAGATCAATCTGCGTGCCGACCGCGGCTCGCCGATGACCGAAGACGATCGGGATTCGTACGACGGCGGGTATGATACCGGCGTCATGGCGGAGGTTGTTGACCACCTAGAGTCCGTTGATGGTCCGCGGACCTGCCACGGATGTCGAAAGCAGTATCTCCTCAAGGAGGCAGATACGGGCTATATGGGGAATTTGTGCTACGAGTGCGACCCCGAAGATGAGCCTGCATCTCCGCAATCAGTTTGCGAGTGTGCCAACTTCTCTCCAGAATACGAGCAGCCGTGCGACCACTGCCAGCGTTACCTTGACGATGAGGCTGAGTACGATATCTGGTGTGGCGTGCCTGAGCCGCAGTGCACCTGCAACCGCGAGACGGGACTGATGTGCGACTTCTGTTCCGCGTCTCTCGCCGAACCGTGCCGATCGTGTGGCGTCAACAGCCAGTTGTGGACGGATGAGAAGCACTGCCGCCAGTGTTTCGTTAATCTGCATGGCTACGAATTCCCCCGTACGATTGAAGTGGTAGATTGATCTCGCGGAGCCGCAGAGCCGCAGAGCCGCGGAGCCGCGGAGCCGCAGAGCCTAACAACAACAAAACTTTTTATATTTTCCGGCCAACGGATCTTAAAAATGGATCGTTGTTTGATTACGTTTATAGTAGGAGTGTGCAGCCCTCTAACGACTACTTTCTCTACTACAAGCAACATGTCGTCTCCTTCCACCCTTCCTGCACCTTTCTTCATCCGCATCCCGACGAACGCTTCCATGGCCAAGCACACCTTCTTCTGCCACCAGGCTGACTGCTCCAACATGACAACCGAACTCGGCTCTACCTGCGATTCCTGCCGCCAAGACTGGTCCCTCTGTCCCGACTGCGGAGACATGGGAGCCACCGTTCTCGGGTCCAACTATTGCCACGAGTGCTACTCGCGCCGCAACCACCCGTGCAACGCCCCGCCAGCCGCCGACGGCTGGTGCCCCGAGTGCAACATGTACACGGTCGTTCTGCCGAACATCTGTGATAGGTGCCAGCAGGCGGCACTGACGATCAAGTTCCCGAAGAACCGTAGATGTATCGAGTGTGACGATATCCTCAATGGACACGAGGAAGAAGATAAGATTCTGTGTGACGAGTGCGATGCCGAGGGCCGAGGCGATGCACAGCAGAACCCCTTTATGAAGATGTTCTGCGACGGATGCGAGACAGACTGCCCTGTATCGGACAACTTCATGCGTACAGGAATCTGCGATAGCTGCTGTAAGTTCTGCGGCGGCCCCTGTCTCGACTGAAGCAACTTTCTTACGATCAAAACGGATTTGCGGAAACCTAACAATTTTTACATGGTATACCATATGATCGATATCGTCCTCACCGCTGCATTTCTGGCTTCCTACCTCGTGTATATCTGCTCAAGGCGCGACATGCACTTTGAGAAGATTCTAGAGCATAAGCGTCGTCGGTATCATTCAGACTGATCAAAATGGATCCGCCGCACCCCGGTCGGATTTGTAGAGTATAAGATGCCGCAGTATTCGATGTACCAGATGCGCGTTCTCCGCAACAGCAACAAGCCGACCGTCGTCCGTCGTCTCGATAATCATGGGACCCGTTGGACCAAGAACGAGCATACCACCATGGTTCGCATGATTCGCGTTGAGGGTAAGAGTTTCGAGCAGGTCGCGGATCATTTGGGGCGTCGCGAGGATGCGATCGAGTGGCGTGTCCGCAAGCTTCTGCAGCAGCACGTGGACGGAGGTGCAACGGAGGAGGAGGCGATGAAGTGGCTGAACATCCAGGCGGTGTAAGTAGGTAAGCAACAAGACAACAACAACAACAACAACAAATATTTTTACATGCGGCGGCGTGTTTTGTTCTTTGATCGCTTCTTGTTCAACCAGAGTGCAATTTGCAATGTCATGGCTGCATCTGTAACTGGATTATGTGCACGACCGGCTGGAAACGACTTTTTCAATGTTGAATCTACTTCTTGTGAAATACACTTGTAAGTACCTTCTAGTCTTGCAGTCTTGCATCTCTGTGTGAATTTGCGATTATACCTTGCAATGTCAATGATCTTCAAAGGAGGATGATACGCAAACTTGTTACGCAAACATGCTGATTTGATTGCCTTTAGATCTGTATCTCCCTTGACAACTACGACAGAGCGTGCCATCTTTTCTACGAACTGTTTCAGCCATGAAACTGGCTTTAGATGAGGCTTTACAAGTGGATCAGACATGTATGCTTCAAGACCTTCATCCCGTTTGAAATCTTCGGGCGATGAATGCTCCGCCTTTTGAATACTATCTAACAGTTTGGCTGTTTTTGCAGTTGTCGTTGAATACTTGGACGAGATACGGTTGAGTTGATTGCGTGGTGCGGGAAGAATTGCCAAGAACTTTGATCTTGACCATGTACTCCCTTTTTTTGTTAAGTGATATCCGCCGACTTCTCGTGGAAGGAACGTATCACCCACGTGCCAAAACTCGCAATCGAATGCGAGAATGGATGTATGGTCTCCGGCGAGGGCGTTTAACGCATTCTCCATTACTACAATATGCTATAAAAGAACGTTAGCCCTGATTAACTACATGTTGAAAGACTGGATTTGGAGGAAGGTCGAAGATGGCACTCCATGCGTGATAGGCTCTCCATTCGACATCTCTCTTTGAAACAGGAAAATCGGCATAACAATCACGAAGAGTCTTGAACGCATCTGCATGCGGATGAGCGTTGTGTTGTCTAAAAAACCCAACGATCTTATCCAATTTGTCCTTCCGTTCCTTTTCAGGAAGGGCGGCTGTGTTCTTGTAGAATACCTCCATTTCTTTGATTACGGACCACGTGTGTAATCCTCTTTAGACGATGCTACCTAATAAATCTAAGATGACGAGCATGTTTGATGATTCATACGATGATACCTCGGACGGTGTATTTTCCTGTATTGCAATTGTAATCAATACTGCAATCTTAGCGTTGACGATTTATTTTATGATTGTTGGAACTAATATTGATGGCGGTGAGGATCTGTAAGTAATCAAAATGGATCCAATTAGCAGTCTATCGTGAAAAACAGTATACAAGATGTCTGTCCCCGACCAGTTCATCTGCCCGATCACCGGTGAAATCATGACTGATCCCGTCAACGCCTGCATCTCCGGTCATATCTTCGAACGTTCTGCAATTACCCAGTGGGTAGACGGCGGCCACAATACATGTCCGACGTGTCGGGGCCCACTTGGCTCCCACAGGCCGGAGCGGAACCTCAAGCAGGCTATCGCAGATTGGAACACTGTCCATCCTTCTGGGTCTACAGCTGGACTTTCGACTCCGCCGTTTCGCGACGGTGATGTCAAAGTTCAGGCGGCCCTCTCTACGTTCTGCGGTCAGAACTATCTGCATATCGCAGTCGAGACGAATCCTGCGAATGTAAAGCAGGGAAGCGTCTACATTATCGGCCTGGATAACTCCGGGTCGATGGCTGAGCTAACGGACGATACTGCGAAGGAAGTGTTCTACACTCGCATGGATCTGTCCAAGCACACAATTAACTCGATTGCGGCCCTTCTCGGCCCTGAGGACTCGATTGCACTCGTTTCCTTCACCACCGATGCCAAGATCGTCATGGAGCCCACGTCGATGGATGATGCAGGAAGGTCTAAGCTGAAGGCTCTTCTGAAGACCGTTAATCCGGATGCATCTACGAACATTGACGCTGCTATCCGGACCATGATGGGAATCGCCAATCGTCCCGAGATGGCTGGCCGGAACATCGTAGGTGCTCTTCTCACGGATGGTGCAGAGACGGTCATTCCTTCGCCGAGCGGAACGGTCAAGGCTCTTTCTCGAGTCGTGATGAAGAATCCGTGGGTTCTGTCTACGTTCGGTCTCGGATATGAGCTGAATAGCATCCTACTTGCTCAGTTGAGTGAGATGGGTGGCGGAACGTTCGGTTTCATCCCTGACCTTACGATGATTGCTACTGTCTTCATCAACTGGGTCGCGAACACGATGATGGTCGGAAACCGGGGTATTAACATTGACTATTCTGTGCCGGGGACGCCATTCTACCCTACCAGATTCTGTACTGGTCCGATCCTCATCGGACAGCGTCAAGAGTTCCTGTTTCCTGTTCCGATGGGAGCAGATGTGAGAGTTATTTCTCGCGCCGGCGGCGATGCAACGGATGTCGCCGTCGAGTGGACGCCTCCTGGGTCGACTGACTTTCAGATTGCACGTCACGAGTACATCTCTGCAATGGAAAAGACGGCCGCGATCGCAGAGACCCGATGGGATCCAGATCTTGCACTTGTTCCTCTGACCGAGTTCAAGAACAAGTTTGCAGTGTCAGATGATCCTCGTATCAAGGCACTTCTGCTCGATGTGTCTTCCATGGACCCTACCGAGGGCCAGATCGGAATGGCGACAAAGTATTGGGCGCGTTGGGGCGGCCATTACTTGCGATCGTATCGCCGTTCTCAACAGGTTCAGCGTCGGCTCAATTTCAAGGATAGGGGTTCTCTGATCTACGGAGGTGATGAGACAACTCCATTCGGAAAGCTTGTGACTTCTGGAGAGGAGATGTTCATGAGTCTAGAGCCGCCTGTCCCCACGGGATTCAGTAGAACCGTTGCTCCTCCTGCAGTGTATGATCCCTCAACTGCTTCGGCGTACCTGCGTAATATGACGCAGGGAGGCCAGTCCGGTGGATGTTTCTACGGCGGAAATCTGGTGCGTATGCATGACGACAGTTTCACGCAGATTCAGTATCTGAACCCGGGCGATCGCGTGTGGTCTCTCGGCGGATCGGCAACGGTTGTTGCTCTTGTTACGATCGGACATGGTGACACGAGAAGTCTCATGATGAGTAAGGTCGGTGAGTGCTTTCTTACGCCGTACCATCCGTTCATTCATCATTGGGATGGGCCCGCCGGATGGGCAGTGGGTGCAGATACCGTTGGACAGGATGAGTGTCGCGATCTCAATATACTCTATAACCTCGTACTCGATAATGGGCACATCATCGAGATTGGTGGGATCAAGGCGTGCACGCTTGCTCATGGAATCACAGGCCCTATCATCGGCCATCCGTTCTTCGGCACCGATCTTGTTATCGAGTGTCTGAAGAAGTGCCCCGGCTGGTCGTCTGGCCGGCCAAAGTACGACAATCTGCAAGTGCGTCGTGAGAATGGAGTGATCATGGAGTGGTACGATGAGCCTCTCGTCTAAACTCGAATCTATACAAACACAATACAACAAATTTTTACATTGTAGTTGATCTCCAAGACATTACTTACGCGTACGACCATCTATACACTCGATCTCCCTTCACTTCTCCCACATGTGAATATCCCATTGATCGTAAGAGAGATTCAATCTCTTCAATATTTGTTCGAAAACGAGAAAGCCATTGCTCAAAGTATTCAAGAACAATAATAGGCTTGCATCTCTCTATGGTCTTTAATCCCCCACGTAGAGCATTAAACTCATAACCTTCAATATCAAGATGTATCAGGTCGCATCTCGGGAGATTTAAGTCATCTATAAAAATAGTGGGGATTATGCCATTTCGTTCGTCAATATGCGTCCCTCCGCAGCTTGGAGCAGCATCATTCTTTGTTCCAACAAGTTTACGTTCGTTCCCTAAACATGCCTGAATTTTAACGACATTTGGATAGTCAATGTTCCGAGTCAGACATTGAAATAGTACTGGGTCTGGTTCAAATGTGTATACTGTCTGGAACATCTCAGCATACATCTTGGGAAAGATACCACAGTTACCCCCCGCTTGAAGAACAACCCCCTTAACGGGAACATACTTTGCAACCAATGATGGAACATCTGATAATTCACCTAGAATAGCAAAACATGAACTATCAGAAGATGCAGTGTCGGAGGTTATACCGGATCCATCATTTTTTGGCCAATAGGTTCCCTTATAGCAGACTATCTGGGAATCCATTTAGTATATATGTAATATACGATGAGCCTCTCATCTAAATGTAACGAACTATATATGATAAATGGGGGAGTGCTTGGCTTGTTCGGCATTCGTATATGATGTTCTGCAACAACCTACAGATTCAAAGTTAATGTATTCGGACATGATGCGGCAAAAAAGACTCACTCGAATCATGCCGGAACTTGTGCGAGAGATCAGTCGATTTATTGTTCAGAACAGCGGCTATCTTAACCTGAACTCTTATCTCGTTCTACGATGTGTCGAAGAGGGGCTCGTACATCAAGCACGAAAGTACAACCTGGATCCACGAACTATTTGCAAAATCTGGGTTAACGCAAAGGTAAAGGAAATCGGCGATCTAAGGCAGATTCATACAATGCATTCAGGTGGTTTCTCCCCTCTGCGAATTCGCATTCCAACTGATAACGACGATCTATATTTCTGAAAGCTTATAAAAATGGATCCTGGGGTGATCCTACTTTTTATATGAGTATCCGGTCAACACTACAAGCAAGAATGTCCTCCAACTACCTGCAGAACCAGAACCAGAAGAAGATGTTCATTACGACCGGTACGGATCCAGCCGGAAAGAAGGTGGTTCTTCGTGCTAAACAGGACATGATTATGTTGGAATTCCCGGATGGATCGGCACATTTCTACAAAGGAGTTCATTTGGGATACATGCGAATGGATCTTGAGAAGGAAACCAATACTGAACGGATTACTTTCAATACTGGCCGGCCGCAAGTCGATAGATTTCCAGTCGGAACCTTCGTGGCACTTACGAATGCCGTATACGATTTTGGATACGAACCCCTAGTGCCCGATACGAACATTACAGTGTCTGAATTTGAGAAGATGCAGAAGGAGGCTGCCGACATGAAGAAGGAGATTGAGCGCCTCAAGGCGACTCCCGCCCCCATCAAGCAGACTAAAAGGCCCACAAGGGCTTCAGCAAAAGATACACAGGAGGTTGATCTGCTAGGCATTGATCAAGTCACCAAATAGTAAGGATACGATCTATATTTCTGAAAGCTTACAAAAATGGATCCTGGGGTGATCCTACTTTTTATATGAGTATCCGGTCAACACTACAATCAAGAATGTCCTCTAAGTCTACCACCGTCAACGCGTCCAAGTACCTGCAGAACCAGAAGAAGATGATTGCATACTACCAGATCAAGATCTTGGGCAATTGCGTGACATACTTGATGCCGCATTCTGTCCTTCTGGGTCTTGATGTCAAGCCGTGGTCGTATCAGCGACCTGTCGATGACGCCCGTGTCGCTGATATCGCCGCTGGAATCAAGGAGGAGAACGATGTCCACGGCATCATTGCCATGGCATGGCATCCCGAGGAGAATCTCGTTGTCTATGACGGTCAGCATCGCTGGAAGGCCCTCGAAAGTCTTACTCCTGGGTCTGTGGAGGATGATGAGATCAAGGTGTTCGTTGAGATCACCTGGAACGCCACACAGGATGAGATCACCCAGCGTTTCAAGAGGGTGAACAACTGCGTTGCAGTGAGTGAGCTGTATATGCAGGGTGCGAGTGCAGACGAGCAACTGGCCGCCGATCAGTCAGAGATCAGTTCATGGATGGCTGCATTCTGCAAGAAGCATCGCGAGTTCGTTTCTACGAACGGAAAGCCTAAGCGGCCGCAGTTCAACCGCGATACGTTCACGGAAGAGATCTATGCGATCGCGTGCCAGCAGAATGTGAAGATCTGCAGTCTTCTAGCAGCTATCACCTCTCTGAATGAGGACTACATTGCAGATGTGAGGATGCGGCCTACAGACAAGGCAATGGGAGGAAGTAAGACGATCAAGGAGAAGTGTGAGAAGCACGGTCTCTGGTTGTTTGCAGAGACTGGGCGTCTTAATCTAGTTCACGTGATGGCGAAGCTGGTCTTCGACAAGCGGTCTAAACAAGAATAAAGATAAATACTTAAGCAATGGATCAAGACGCCCTCACTTCAATCGTAGTTGTTGCATTGATAGCATCAATTACGGTTGTTGGATGTGCATGTACATATTGTCGTCAAACACGTTTTTTTGCTGTAGAGACTGATGAGCCAGTCTAAGTGTTTTCTTTACGCACCCACGGCCCTGCCCACAAGCCGGTGCGTGAAGGACCAGACGAGGGCGAAGACAACCGCGTGGGTCAGGGCGACCGTCATGGCCGAGCCTCCAGGGGGTAAACGGAGAAGAACGCCGGGGGTCAGGACAAAGAACAGCACGACGAGGTATAAAAACATAGCGTACATTTTTGTTTCTAACGCGAGAAAGTTTCTTTTGAAGATGTTCTTTTCATCTCAAAAGAAAATGGGGCAATGTGTCTCCCAAACAGCGTTTACTGCAGAACGAACGCACGAAACTGCTCCCCCACTTCGAAAGACTGTTGTAAACATTACAGATTGTCAGTATCTACGTCCCTCAAAGAGGGACATGGCAGTCTGTTTCGTCTTCTTTAATCCGGCCAAATCAAAGAAAATGATGATGAACTATCTATATACAATCGAAAAGCTAAAGCTCGCATCGATTCCATTCTTTACACTCGAACTTGTCTTCAATGGTAGGACGGCTGAAATATCAGACGCATTTCATGTTCGAGGAACATCCATTCTTTTTCACAAGGAACAGCTCTGCAAGATCTTTGAATCGCGTATTCCGTACAAGTATACTAAATTAGCCTTCTTGGATGCAGATATAGTGTTCGATACGCCCACATGGTACTCTGATGCCTCGGCTCTTCTGGATACCTACGAGATCGTCCAACCCTTTTCATCTGCAGTATGGCTTGATCCAACACTCAAGATCTGCATGCAGGAACGGTATTCAATTGTCTATATGAATCGAAGCAAATCCTACGATTCATCGTATCACCCCGGATTTGCGTGGTGTTTTCAAAGGAAGTGGTTCAAGACGCAGGGATTCTATACAAAAGCCATCACAGGAAGTGGAGATACACTCTCTGCTGCAGCATGGATAGGTGTTCCTCTTTCAAAGGCATCCGTACTCCCAGCACTGGACTCGTCCTACAAGGCATATTGTCGCCGACCTCTTCCGAAGATAACGTGTTCAGATGGCCGAGTCTTTCACATGTGGCACGGTTCGCGTGAAAACAGACAATATGTCAAACGACACGAGATTCTGAGCGGGATTCCTGAAATAAACGATATCCTTCAGCAAAATGCCGATGATGTATTCGAGCTTTCAAACTCAGAAGTTGATCAAAAGCTTCAGAATTACTTCATTCAACGAGAAGACGATGGTATTTAGACATTCAAAACGTAGATTCTATAAACAATGCCGAAGAAGAAGGCAGTTCCCGCTCCGATAGTGGCACTTTCAGAACCTCCGGTTGTGTTTTTCCTCAGAGTGTCTCCTGAAGAACAGGAAGAAGTATCGTCTGTAGTTCCTGATGAAGATCAGACATCTGCAAGCTATTCGGACATTCTTGCTGGACAGATTCAGCACCAGAACAGGTTTGATGAGAAGTTGGTACATGAACTGCTAAGCAAGATCCATCTGCAGACGGAATATTCTCCGCATACCGCGTGTTTCTGGTGCTGTCATGGATTCACATGGAGACCGTTCGTGATTCCCATTCACTACGATGCATATCTGAACAAGATTACAGGAGAAGGGCATTATTGTTCTCCTGAGTGTTCGCTTGCATCTCTCTATCAGTCTGTTGCGTTAACAGACTCGCAAAAGTGGTATCGGCATTCTCTTGTTCGCATGGTGTATTCCAAGCTGTACGGCAACAAGGACATTGTGGCTGCACCGCACAGACATGCACTCCGCATGTTTGGCGGAACGATGGATATCCAGCAGTATAGAGAGTACATTTGGCATTCAGAGATCCCAATCACGATTGAACTTCCTCCGGTTAGACTGTATGTGCCTTCGATGAGCACGCATATCCCTGCACGCGATGTGAAGAAGTACGTCACGCTCTCGACTGAGACCATGGAAAAGGCAAGCAACCAACTTCGGATCAAGCGTTCTAAGCCGGTGCATGCGAACGTACCCACTTTAGACCAGTGTATGAAGAAAGAGTAATGCAGCCTCAAGACTTTCTAAAGATGGGAATGCTAATGCAGATGATGAATGGCCGTGGAGCCCTCTTTAGCTACCTCGGCGTATCGCTCTTCGATATTGGAGTGAAGACACATTCAGTATGGTCATCGTGGTTCTGCAAGAGACGGATTCGGGAACACAGTACACGTGAACCGTCTGCAACCGTAACCTGCGAACGAACTGTTCCTGCATCCAATAGCCGGCAACAGTCTCCTGCAATGTTCCTAAGCAGACTCGATGCAGTTATTCATTATGTATCAAATCACCCCTCTCTGAAGAACCTTCTCTCGGTAACTCATCACGATTTCATTCCGTATGATTTTGAGCCCATTCTTCTGGAGAGTGATATTTACTTTCAGCTGATGGATATCAAGGTGGATGAAGGACAGCTGAATGTAATGAAGTTCAAGATCTTCTGCTACGATCACGATATTCAGCATCTCCAGCGATTCATGGAATCGTGCAATCGCGACTATGAGCGGAGAATGGCAAATAAGCTCGGAACCAATCTCTTCTTCTTTGACCAGATGACGCAGAGCAAGGAGACGAAGCGGTCAACGCAGAACCCTCTTCCGCAGAGCCATCTGATTTATACGAAGCACACCTTCTCAACAACTCGTTCCTTCGAGAACGTATACTTTGAAGATCAGGCAGTTGTTAGCAAGCGTACTGAGTTCTTCCTAAAGAATCGGAGTTGGTACGAGAAGAAGGGAATTCCGTATACGCTTGGATTCTTGTTTCACGGAGAACCGGGATGCGGAAAGACGTCGGAGACGAAGGCGATCGCACATGTATCTCGTCGCCACATTGTGAACATTCAGCTGTCTGAAATCAAGACAAAGAGTCAGCTGCGGCATCTTTTCTTTAACGATGATATTCACGTGTACACCGGTCAGAATACCGAGAAGTATACGATTCCCATCCACGAGCGTCTGTACGTCATTGAAGACATTGATGCAATGGGAGATGTTGTGCTTGAGCGTAGTCTCAAGATGCCGACTGCTCCGCCTCCGAAGAAGGATCCGTTTGCAGTTGAAGAGGAGGAGGTATTCAAGGAGCCGATTGATCTTGCATTCCTTCTGAACCTTCTGGACGGAACGCTCGAAGCATCTGGACGTGTGATGATCATTACGTCCAATTTTCCGGAGAGAATCGATAAGGCCCTGATTCGTCCTGGCCGTATCGACATGATTGTTCAGTTCAAGAAGTGTAGTCGTAAGATTCTTCGTGAGATCATTTGTGGGTTCTACGATCTCGAGACAGTGGACCACCCGTTGTTCGAAAAGGAGGACGTAGATGGTCGCTGGAGTCCAGCCGAAGTGAATCAGATTCTCTTTCGTAACTTCGAAAACCCGAAGCTTGCAATGGATGAATTAATGGAACCTGCAAATCTCTATGTTTTTTGAACAGATGTAAACAATGACAGTAGTGTCACACCTGTAATCTCATCTTGGTTTGGAATACCGTAAAAGATCGTAACAAATGCAAGAATGACTATAGAGAGCGTGGGAACAAATGGAATTAAGCTCAGAACCAGTAAAATCCATGTTGGAATACTCATACCTGTCATGCGGGCAATCAAATACAGTGCGGCTGCCCCCATCGCAACAGTGAGAACTCTGAAGAAAACACTAAACATTGTCTCGGATACGACGGTTGCGGTGTCCTTTTGCGGAGGAGGCGGGGGTGCAGCCAGCGGTGCAGCCGGTGCAGTTGTCGTTGTTGTCGATCCGCCAATGATGCTTCCAAGAAGACCTGGAGTTGTCGTTGTCGTCGTTGTACCGGGAGGAACTTCAGCAGTTGTATCTGACATTCCTTTATGATGAGAACGCGACATTTGCTGTGCCCGACATAATGCGGAGGTAGTTGACTGACTCTACATACACAATGGAAGTATATGTGTACGGATAGGGTGAACCCGTTACTGTTTGGTAGATAGCTTGCACAAAGGGTGCGTCAGCTTCACTCGGGATCGCTGGAGCTAATGTGGGGACGGGCTGCAAGAGTGTGCTCTTCCACACGCAGAGTTCTTGTTTCGTATAGCTCTGTGACGTATCATTCACTCCACATGGGGATGTTCCATATACTTCAGTCGATGGAACAAGCAATTGAGCACGTAATATTGTCTTGTTGAACATGGATCCGTTTGCAGAGCCAGACGGCTGGCTGGATCCATGGTCGAGTGCAAATGAATATGTGTAGAGCCCTGGAACTTTTGATGTCGAACCCTTGTGATGGCGGTAGTGCTGAAGTTGCGAGAAGAACGACGAGGGCTTTTCCTTGAACCGTTCCTTTCCATCGAATTCGAAATACGCATGTTGCAGAACATCACGGGACGCACGAGCCAACGACTGTTTGTATCCAGATGAAAAGAGCTGAATTTGAGCGTTTCCTTCTGCAATAAACGGAGGAACTGTAGGGTCTTCCCAATTTGTATAGTTGTCCCAATCGTTGAGTGCTCTGCGGTCGGATCTCTGATATGCAAAGACAATGCGAGTGCATAAATTGAACATTGGTATCTGCAGATAGGAGGTTCCGGTCTGGCCTTCCTTCACGTTATACCTAATTTCATGAATGAGGAAGCCGTGATCACTTGCAGCCATCTGAGCTCTCTCGCCGTCGGATAAGAAGATATAGTTCGCTTCGACATACGGATTCAATGCCCATGTTGTTAACGTCGGATTGCTAGGAGTTCCATCGATTTTCGGGACACTGAGGAAGTTAGAGATGTTTTGGAGGGGATGACCTGCACTGGGAGCAATACGTTGCCCGGCAGTTGGACTGGTAGGGTCCACATCGATGATTGTGAATAGTTGATAGATATTGCGAAATGTAACTACGATTTCAACCTCTGAATACTGCAAAGCAATAAGTGGAATTGCCTTTCCGATATCCTCGCAGAACCAAAAATGAAGAGGAATCTGAAGCTGGCGGCCAGGGATAGATGGCTGCGGAATAATCGTACCCGATGGACTGAATACGACCGCCTTCACAATCGCATTAGGATAGTTGCCGGTTCTACCGGATCCATTGGCTGGATCGTAGACTTCAGGGACATGGCCAACCATCGTATCCACAGTCGCCTTCTTATTTGCATCGTGATGTGTATAGGAGTACATCTTCATCCATTCTCCGGTATGCTCGACGATTTTAGATCCGTTAATGAGGACGGCGACACTCTCGATCATATTGTATCCAAGATTTGGAATCCACTGAAACAGAAAGGGAGTTGCATTACCGTTTAAGGCCGTCGGATTAGTTCCAGTGACACGAAGTGGAGACCAAATATCTGGGATGTTCACCGAAATATAACAGTCATGAAGCATATCTGCATTGCGGTCAATTTTGCAGCGAAGTGTTTTCTGATTCGCAGAAGGGAGATTCGTATCAATTCCCTTGAATGGTAACTGAAAATGCTCCATTGCAAAGTTCGTGTGTTTGCGATAGAGTGATTTGAAATGGCTGAATGTTGGGTTTCCAGAAGTAAGTTGATTCTGGGCACCTACACCAACAAGTTGCATTAGACCACCGGGCATTTGTCTTCTTGCTTTTAGAACCTTAAAATGTGTGGGCAGAAATAAGGATGATGTCACTCAAGGTTGTTTTGGTGGTTTTATGTCTTGTTGTACTTCTGCAAGTCTATATGAGCTTGCGGTACAATTATGACTGGCTCGGCGGGACAATACGAAAGGCGATGCACAGACAGCATCCAGAGGGACGGTCGGTAACAGATGACTATCCGATACCGGCGATTCCTTATTTAGATCGCTTTGGAGATTATACAAAAGTACCGAGAATGAAGCATAATGATTATTAAGGTCTGAGTTGGAGTGACTGGATCGTCGGTCCCTGTGCAGGGACGGGCAATACTACACTAATCACATACGATGTGCAGCATCCGGGATACGGCAGAGGTGTAGCAGGATCTACCATTCCAAGGCCGGGACTGCGTACAATGGTCCTGTTAGCAGCAATTGTTGAAAGAACCAAGTTCGGATATATCTGTCTCTTGTTCTTATACGCATTCGTATCTGCAAAAAAGGAGCGTCCAACCAGCATGCGTTTCCTTGCAGTGAGTACATCACTTGCAGTCATGACGTTTGATGAAGAAACCCGCGTCTGTGCGGGAGTCGGGTATCCTAAAGACGTTGACATTACTCTAGCCGGAGATTATTTACGCAGAGTTTGCGGATAGGAAGAAAGATGCCGACACGCTTCCTCTTGGTATCAACACACACTGAGCAAATGACAGGATACTCAAAGGTCTCTTACAACCTTCTGAAGCAGCTTGGAAGTCTTTCGCCCCTTGTCAAGACGTTCCATTTTGGATTTCAGAAGAGTGTCGCTAAGGCACCAAAGGCCATTCGCCCTCTTCCAGAGGGAATCGTCCAGTATGATGCGGCACTTAACGAGGATCCTCGCGAGGAGGGTTTTGGATTCAACAAGTTCAAGGAGTATGTTGATACGGTTAGTCCCGATATTATCATGATTTACAATGATGCACTTGTTATCAACCGCTTCCTTGAGTCACTGAAGCTGAAGGAGGACTCGCCAAAGCCGCCGTTTAAGATCTGGATTTATCTGGACCAGGTCTACAAGAATGCTGCACCTGCACTGATCCACAACATCGAGAAGCACGCAGATCAGATCTTTACGTTTACGGAAAATTGGAAGAAGCACCTCCTGACAATTCTGGAGAATCCCGAGGAAGCCAAGGTTGATTCATTCGAGCACGGCATCGACAAGCTGATCTTCAAGCCCCTGTCGTCTCAGGAACGTGGTGCGATTCGCTCTGGAATGGGTATTCCTCTAAATTCGAAGGTATTTCTTAACGTGAATCGGAACAGCGAACGGAAGCGGCTAGATCTTTCATTGATGGCTTTTGTCGAGCTAATGGCACGGCACCCAGATGATCCGTACCATGCTGTGTTTGTCACGACGGCTCGCCCTGAAGCCGGTGGTCATTATGACATTCAGGGAATGTATGTAAATGAGCTCAAGATGCGTGGTATGGATGTCGAGAAGTATATCAAGCGCGTAACTGTGATCGACAATGGTCCTCCGAATATCCTATCGGATGAGTCGATCAACCACATCTACAATGCGTGCGACTATGGTGTGAATACGTCGAACGGTGAGGGATTTGGACTCTGTCAGCTAGAACACCTTGCAACGGGTGGAATTCAGGTTGTGGTGGATGTCGGAGATTATCGTGCATTCATGGATGAGACGTGTGCTGTCTTTGTCCCGACTAGTCAGCGTGCGTACCTTCCGTGCAGGTTTGGTCTCGGTCTGTGTGCAGAGACATGCACTGTGTCTGAGTTCGCAGATGGAATGGAGAAGGCGATGACGCTGAACAACTCAAAGTGTGCAGATAAGGTATCGAAGCGGACGTGGTCGAAGGTCTGCGATCCTTTCCTGGAGATGGTGGCTCAGTCATACGTAAAGAACTGAATCCGATCACCCATCAATGTTCCTATTTTGAGTAAACGCTGAACATCCAATTCAAATGCAGGAAGATCAAATACATCTTTAGTATCCTTATCGATCAAGAAGTTGAAATCACGAATCTTTACCTTTTGCAGTTTACGAGTTCTGCTAGTCAGATTTCTCATATAATTCTCGTCGGGTTCATCATCCTTAATTGATGGATTTGCTGCAAGATCTTCTGATGTTGCACTTGTATCAAAACGCAAACACTGAATAACAGGTTGTTCGCGACTATGTAGTTTCCGATGAACTTCGCAGTCGACGGCCGCCTGTTTTAGCAAAAGACCAATTGCCTTGGCAATACGTTCCTTTTCAAATGCAATCTCAAAGAGGAATTCGTCACTGGACATGAATGTTTCAGGTGCACGGACCTTTTGATCGACTTGATCGTAACGTTTCGGAAGGGTATCGTTTCTCCGAATGGGAACAATGTTAGGATATTCTGTTCCGGATGCCTGATCTGGTGTAAATACGCTCATGTAAAATGAGATGCGGATCGTACGCTCTTCCTGGGGGACAGAAACCTTCGTTCCATCAACGAGCTGACGTGTTGCGTGAGAGCAAATGCGGATTCCGCGACCAATGACTTGATCGTGACGTGCAGGATTCCAGTAGGGTTCGAGAATATGAATATGCCGAGTATTCCTCAAGTTAAGACCCTCGGCTGCAGCGGAGGTTCCCATGAGAATTGTTAGCAGCTTCTTCCCCCCACGATCGCGAATGCTTTTGCGAATACTGTCTGAGTGATTCATATACTCATTGCTGATCGCTTCGTAATCCTCATTGAAAATATGCCGCATAAGGTCACGCGTTTCTGCTTGCGAGCCGGTATAGTATGCAAATGCAGGTTTCGTCGGATCCATTGACGGATCTTCGCGATAGACTCCATCTTCTTTGATGAGCTTGTATTCCTGCATTCCGTTTGCGGCTAAGATTGCACCGAACACGCCAAGACCTTCTAGAGATTCAAACTGAGAATATACGAACTGATTACGGAATCCGGTTTCGATGGTCCCAACACTTTCCTTGATATTTCGAAGGGCCTTAAGCAATTTGGGGGAATACGTTGCAAGACCGGCCTCCGATAAGAATCTGTCCGGATTTTCAACAAGCTTCTGTAGAATGAACGGTTTCGGATCAACTTTATCTTCATCTACATCTGGATCACCAGTACGTACTTCGGCTGGAATCGCATAGTTGCAAACGAGGCGGCTCATCATACGATACGATGAAAAGTTCTCATCAAGTGCTTCGGGTCCTTTCTGTGCCTTCTTGGATTCACGTTTGATTTCATCCCAGCGTACATCAAGGTAGCGGGTAAATTGTTCGCTGGACATTGGAACTTGTTCTAGAATCTTGTCATCGTCAACGCGTCTAGGGATCATTCGCTCGTCTGCACCCTTGAAGTATGAAACCAGTCCCTGGATTCTGCGTTGGAACAGAAGGGGATTTTTGATGTTCAGACCATCTAGGAACATCGACGCAAACTCTTCAAGTTTTGTAGGAAGAGGCTCCAACGGTTCAGTCGATATATTTCCGAATGCAGCTCCCTTGAATTCAGTTACAAATTTGTCCTTGAGTGCATCGAACCATTCTGTCGGAGTTGTAGTGGGTGCTTTCGGATTGTACTTCACCGCAACACGTTCATTTTTCGCATTGACAACAGTTGTGAAATTATCTGGGTTCCGAGTCACGAGAATATATCGCTTAATCGAATTGAACTCGACCGTATCGACGTCTGGAAGTTTTCTGAAAAAGTCTCCCATTGCAGATTCATTCCATTGTTCGATCGATTTCAGCGGCATTATAATTCTCTGAATAGGACCACGCAGGAGATTCATCAGGTACGACACTTCATTGGGGCGGTTAATGACCGGAGTCCCTGAAAGGGCAACAATCTTACATCTCTTTGCATGGTAGAGAGCGTCATAGATCCGTTTCTTGATGTCAGACTTGTTCACCACAGCAGATATGAAGTTGTGGACTTCGTCTATGATCACGATACTGCTATCAAATGCGGTGGACTTTGTTGGATCTTCTTCAGGAATTAACCGCATAACACTTTCCTTGTCAATGCCGTTATAGTTGATGAACCTATATCTAGAGCTAATAATGTCTGTAATCTGATTGTCGATTCCCCTGCGAATATCAGCAGGCAGCGTGTCCCAATTCGGCTCGGCCCCTGGCACGGTTGTAAAGTACCGACCCTGACTGGAAAGAAATGATGCCGAAATTCCTAGAGCTTTCGGTGCAGCACGATCTTCATTTGAACGAATAATATTCACCTGCCAATGATTGTTCAGAACATAAATAGGATCTCCGCATTTTCTGAGTTCCTGCTTAAAGTTGGCTTGAAGGGCTGCAGGCAACATTACAATCACGTTCTTATTGGACAGGAGTGATTCCGCAACTCCAATCGACGAACACGTTTTACCAGTTCCGAGTCCATGGTACAATAGAATTCCGCGGTAGGGCGTCTCTATCGAAAGATAGTCTTTAACAAGTTTCTGATGGGGCATGAGCTCCTGGGTTCCCTTCGATGCGTCGCCGCGGCTCATGCACATATCAACCTCATTGTCGAAGGCATCGAGGGGATCGCGGTCTTTTGCTCTGTATTTCAAGAAGATCCTTGCAATGTAATCTGCAAAGGCCTTCCTGTTCGGAAGAACGTAGGGCTGACTCATTGTTTTTGGGGGGGATTAAACAATGGAGACAGAAATCCGCAGCGGCTACAGAATGTGGATTGTCACGGTATATTTGTTCCTCGTCAGTGCATTTCTTTACCTAAAACCGGCTGTCGCCTTTGGCGAAGAAGGACGAATCCGCCCCTTCGGCACTGGTGATCGGCAAAAGACAGTGTTTCCTCTCTGGTGGTGGATGTTTGTATTAGCTGTTGTAGCATATGTGATCGTTCTGTTCCTCATCAAATTTAGGTTCTGATCACTCCTTGTGATAATATGCCAGTAACTGAAGAGTCGTTGCTCGTTGTCCAGCTGTAATCTTAAAATCTGGATCCTGCACTCGACCCCACAATGTATCCTGAAAGAGTCCTCCGAACATAACATCCGCTGGATATTTTTCCTTATAGACTGCCTGCAATTGCTGCAGACAATCCATGAGCTTAACGCCGTCGTCAATGCGAATACATGTGAGTGCATCATTGAGTAGAGTATCTGCATCTGCCTGCGGTGCGGGACCAGAACCGACATGGCCGTATAGAGTCGTAGTAAGCTGATCTCTGAAATCGGTTAGATCGGTATATCCATCTGTATACGCTGCAAATCCATCTTCAATTTGAGAAGAGTCATATTCCGCAACACCAGGAGCTTCAGTCATACTTTGATAGAGAACAGATGCCTGCACTCCCGAAAACTTACGATCCGATGTCTCCTGTTGCATTTGCTGGCGTTTAGGTATATTCTGAAAAAGAGGGGGATCTTCCAGCGGCGGCCGGGCCGATGTCGCACGACTGCTCATTTTCTTTCGGCAGTAAAAAAATTACTGTCCAGGAGGCGAATGCAGCTTATCGGATCTAGCCTTCTCAGAAGCAAGCACTTCGTTCTTAAACGTTGTTGCTTCGTCTCCAGACGGGACACAGATCTGACGAGCTGACTCGTCGAACAATAGAATGGTCTGGAAGAGAATCCATGTTGCCATGAATGCTCCGATTGACCATATTCCTGTCTGAATTCCAACGGATACCATAATTCGGTCATAGTGCTTTCGAAGAACTGTTAGTGTTCTAATAATCAGATATGCAATCGCGGGATTCAATGCAAAATACGCCGCTTGTACTGCACTTTTCGACATGTCGTACTTTTTGCACTTGAAGTATCCGGCAGCTATCGACTCTGCGAACCCAAGTAAGAAAAATGAACCGTAGACCACGAGAACTGCAGCACCGATATAGAGAAGACCCTTTGTGAGGTCGGGTCCAGTCGGGATACTTAGAATCCCTGGAGTACCTACGTAAAAATGTAAATAAAACAGATATCCAAGCACGAGAAGTGCAAGACCCGTTGCTGCAGACACATACAGTGCAGTGGGCGGTTGAGGAGGGATTGAGACATCATCCGGTGTCGGCTTCCTGGTGTCCATTGCTTTCAGTACTGAATCTTTTCCGCACAATCTCAACGTTTTGAATGAACTTGGAAAGCGAATTCAGTAATTCTGCCCTTCCCGTATAATGTGGACGCGTTAACTCTCTACATTCCGTCATTGTCCTCCATCCAATCGCAGAAATCTCCCGTGACTGCATAGTTGTAAACGGTCGGTGGATGTTAACCGGCTTCACAAGAAGAGCAAGTGCGTACCGGTGTTCGTATGGAACACCATTTGTTCCACGAAAGGTCTCGCTAAACACTGCATTGTCTACGATTTTGTAGTAACTCTTATGTATGTTCGTTTCCTCTCCGAACTCACGTTCACCGCAGATAATATCTGTTTCACATCGAATCCTGCGTCCCTTGGGAAATCCCCATTCGGGTTCAGAGTAGAACGTTTGCATCGGTTCTTGAAGAATCGAAGCTACGAGGGGCTTCGCATGTTTCAGTTTCGAGATTTGATAGTCGTTTCCATGACGATCATTTGCACCCCATAGTCGTTCCCATAGCATATCAAATGACATTGTTCGAAGTCGTGTTTGTTCTGCCTTTGTCATGTTTTCAAGGAGGTTCCGTATGTAGTCCCCATTCTCATCATCGTATTTACCTCGAATAAAGTCGGTATATGTCATACTTTCCCTTCGACGAACCATCAGCATTTCAACGTCGTCCAGATCAAACGGAAGGCTAAGTGGTAAATCTGGTTGCGAACGACTTCGTATCAAAATAACCCCGCACGATAAAATCGCGTCACTACAATCTCGAAACACGTGACCACGTAGACCACAGTTGTTGCAAAACATTATCAGTTAGTCAAGTATTGTTTGATGCACCTAAACGTGTCCATTTTTCACTCTGTGATATAAGACAATGAGCGATTCAATCAGTGACTGGTTTACGACGAACAGAAACGTCATCGTCGGTGTCCTCGTGACGTGTGCAGTTATTGCAGGTGGGTACTATTTTGCCCGACCAACCGATCCCGCCGCTCCAATAAACACCGCACCTTCTATTCTCATGAAGGGGTCTTCATTCCTGACGGTTGCCGTAACCGTTATCGTTCTTGCAATCGGAGTCTATTTAGTATATGGTTACATGTATGGTGACGTAACCTCATCTGGAAACCTTGCATCGACACCCGTTACATCAAACAAGCCGGTGACTGCTCCATCGTCGAGCACCCCCTTATCGGGAGGATCGGATGGTGGAAACTATTCAATCCAATATTGGATGTACATACAGGACTGGAACTATAAATTCGGAGAATCCAAATCGGTTATTGTTCGCGGAAACGGTGATGTGAATCCCAGCATCAAACTTCAACCCGCTGAGAATACATTGGACATCACTGTAAGTGTCTACCCGTCCGGAGGATCTTCCAGTTCATCTGAGCCTGCCGCCGCCAACAATGACGGATCGTCTACAGATTCTACCTTCACGTGCAGTCTCACTGACGTGCCCTTGCAAACGTGGGTTTGCATCGGAGTGTCTCTAACAGGCCGCACGCTCGATTGCTATATGAACGGAAAACTGGTTCGCTCCTGTGCCCTCCCAGGAGTACCGAAACCGGTGACGTCTGCACTCGAGATCATGCCGAACGGAGGGTTCTCTGGAAAGGTAATTGACGTATACCATTTCTCACGCGGCCTCAAACCTGCAGATGCAGCGGCATTCTATGCAAAGGGAACAGGCGGCAAGAGCTATACGTCTTCTAACACCCCCAGTGGACAATACAGCGTAGCATTCGGTCTGTTTAATCCGCAGGGACAAGAGGTGAAGAAGTTTGTCCTCTAGACATAAATGGAAGGAATCTCCACAATCGTTCTAACCATTGTTGCATTTGCGATTTTTGTAATTGTTTGTTACACACTCTATATCTACTTTGTACCCGGTGGTGCCGGGAGTTCTAGCAGCGGGAGCAGCGGGAGCGGTGCATTAACGCAAGTAGCTGTTCCGATTATAACGACCTATTCGAAGAAAAACGGGCTGAAGCAGACTCGGTTTCTAAACTCTAAATTGCCTCGCTCAAATGACCAGCCAGGAGGTGCGGAGTTTTCCTACGCCTGCTGGTTGAACATGAGATCATGGAGTGAGGACGGTCAGAAAACTGTGTTTATTAAGGGAAATCCCGGTGGACAGGGGCCGCAGTGTCCGTCCGTGACTGCAGGCGGAAATGGAAACAAGCTCTATATCTACGTAGATACCTTCAGTAGGGAGAATCCCGTTACGACCATCAAGATCAGCAACCTTCCAACCAAGATGTTTTTCCACTTAGCAGTTACATGCACTGACTCGGTTGCCCGTGTCTACATTAACGGTCAAATTGCAAAGCACGTAACCCTCAGTGGTCTTCCTCGCCAGAACAGCATCGACCTCCGCATTGGTGGGTTCGATGGAGACATTGGAACGTTTACATACTACAATTACACACTCACGGCAGATGAAGTTTCAGAAATTGCCAGAGTATCTCCGGTAAAGTCAGATGATGAAACGCCTGTTCTTCCACCGTACCAAGACGAATCGTGGTGGACACGCGACTAAAGAATCCGAGGGCGAGGAGGTGGCATTCGTCAAAAATTCTAAATATTGGATCTTTGTTAGTGTAATGGTATCTCACGTCGGAATCTCGCTTGGATGGAACTGTTTTAGTGCTGAGTGGGCAACTGCTAATGGCATTCGCTTACGGAAGAGTAATGGATATAAAACATGTCCATTTGATATCATCGTTACTAACTATGTGGGTATTGTGGAGTGTTTGCTAGATGATTTCAAGTGCATGTGTGATGACAAGTTTCTTGAAATTAGACCGGGTAAATCCGATAATGAAACGTGTATAGTTAATACAAAGTATAATTTCATGTTCAATCACGAGAGTCCTGGTCATGCCAACCTATATATAACAGAAAACTGGCCAGAAGGGAAATTCCACTTCACCGTAGACAACTTTAGGAATCTGAAAGAGAGATATAACCGACGAATTGATAACTTTAGACAGTATTTGTTAAACCCACTCAACAAAGTTACATTTATCATGACTTCGTGGGAGAAGACTGATATTACAGACCTACATAATGCTATTAGAAAAACGTACCCAACTCTTCAATATGAAGTGATAATGTTGAATGATCCACGAGGAAAACAGTACTATGTAGACCATATGATAGTAATGAACGTTCCAAGTGAGTTGAATAGACTTGGACACGCGACTAAAACAGACGTGCAGGTCTCCGTATAATCTGTGCGTGCCGGCCTGTTGAATGATACGATCCAGTGCATGACATCGCACTTCCGTTTGATTGGGTATTCGGCCTGCATGCACATGCAACAAATGGCTTGAGATATCTGGCTCCACAACATCCGGGCTTTGGGACCTCCACGAGACGCTTAGTACCAAACTTCTGCTGACATGCAGACGGAGGCATTTGTTAACCGTTTAGACTTAATTGCAGTCCGGCTTGAGCAGCTGCAACCTGTGCCTTCCCCTGTGCAATCTGTTTCTGTGCATCGTCTGCAGTTGCTTGCAGTTTCTGCATTTGTTCTTCGTTTGCATCGAGACGAGTAGTGAGAGACGACACTTCCGCTGCAAGACTTGCCGTCGTCGGTGGCGGAATTGGTGTGAAGTGTTCGCGGCCGTAAAAATAGACAATAGCTAGCCAAAAAAGCAATGGAATTAAAACCCAGACCCATCGCTTGTTCATCTTTATCTCTTGACTAAGACAAAGATGACAAGTCGTCCTGAAACACGTTATGGTCCAATGCTGTTTGATGCGTCGGATGTGACGCAGATGATAAAACGTAAGGGTCAGATTCGGACTCTTGTTGCTCAGAAGCAGTATCCTTCTCGCGTCAATTTCAGAGACTTTACTAGTCCTGATCAGCTTCGGTCGGCTACATCTGGGCAGACATACTGTTATTATACTGCAAATACGTTCTGTACATTCCCGGTTACGATGTTGAATCTAGCGCGAGGTACTTCGACTCCGACGATATCACTCCCTGCTTCTTGAGAGTCTTCTTCACATCCTTACGAACCTTTTGTCTCTGTGATTTAGATAGTTGAGTGGGTCGATACGTAAAGAAAAACTTGAAGAAGTCTGGAGAATCTTGCGGTGTTTTTGAGCGTAACGCAGCCGAGTGTTCACGCATATCAAATAACGTTTCTTGTTTTCCAATACATTCGATAGGTGTTAGAACCTGAAACCGACGCTTATTGTCCTTAATAAGGTCCATAAGTCTTTGTGCAGTACAGATAATCCTATTCTCATCGAATCCTTCTATGAAGTGTGCATCCGCATACGAAAATGCAAAGAAGAACTGCAATAGAGTCGGAATGCTCGCGACACGCAGACCACTCTTCAGCTCATGATAGCTGTGGCACGCCAATGTTTCGAATATACGCACGAGCAACGTTCCAGATTCTTCATCACGAATATCAATGTGCTTTGGAAGAAGCCTTGCATACGCAGGATACTCTTCGATTTTCACCTTTCCACCTGACTCGAAGAGAATTGCGTACCTATCTGCGACAGATTCGAAATGATTTGCATTGACGAGAACATCGACTGGAAGAGCCCACTTGTTATTGGCGTGTTTTTCATGCAACATTGCCGCATTGATTCCTATCAGAATAGACGTATCCTTCTGTAGCTCCTTTTCAACTTCATTACGGCGTTCAGTGCTAAGATAGGATTCCTGTATATTGTCGTGTGCATGTGAGTTGCAGCCGACAGGATAATGTTGATTCAACAGCATTAGACGATTATAAACCTTCGTCCATCTGCTTACATCTCCCTTGGGTCTGGAGAGTTCAAGGTACATGGACATTCGTAGGAAATTAGGAGTCACATAATGAATCTTATTTGCAACTACATGTTCGTTCCAAAGCTTATCAAA